ATGAATGATTCTAAGTTTAGTGCAATTATTTTAATGGATGTAGGAGTTTAATATGGCAAGTGGCGACAGAGTAGAAACACGACTGGTTAACCCGACAGCGTTGACAGCAACAGACGCAGCACTTGGTGCTGCTGTCGTTCCTGCAGGTAATGCGTGGGTTATTAAACAAGTCATCTTGTGCAACACAACAGCAATAGACAGGCTCATTTATCTTGGTATTGGTAACACGGTGACGGGTGGAACATCTAGCCGTTTCATTCATGCTTTACCCATTGGTGGTAATGACACTATTGTTTTGGATACTGCGATGGTTTTGAATGCTGGCGACAGACTTTGGGGTTACTCAGACGCTGGTAGTTCCGTGAACATTACTGTTGTTGGTTGGAATAAAACACTGTAATGGGTATTTCTGCTGTTCTTAGTGCTGCTGGTGCTGTACCTGTTGGGGTTGTAAACCCTTTTGCTGGTGCTAACGCACCTGCTGGATGGTTGCTGTGCTACGGTCAGGCTGTTTCTCGGACGCAGTATCCTGTTTTGTTTTCCACTCTCAGCACTACTTATGGTGTTGGTGATGGTACAACAACTTTTAATGTTCCCGACCTGAGAGGTCGCACCATTGCTGGTGTTGACAACATGGGTGGTACGGATGCTGGTCGTCTTGATATTGCTAACAGTTCGGGTGCTGTTACTGGTTCACAGTATGTGACGTTAACTAGCGGACAGTCTGGTTTGCCTGCGCATGCTCATACAAACACCGCAACTTTTAGTGGTACGGCTGCAAGTCACACTCACGTTGCTGATGCACATAGCCACTCTGTTTATGACCCTAGCCATGGTCACTCTTTTACTCCTAGATGGGGTGGTTCACAAGGTGTTGGTTTGAATATGAACGCACCTGCTTATTCAAGCCCTTATGGTCTTGGGGGTGGGTATGTTGAAGGTGCTTATGCTTCTACTTCTTTATACAGTGCTCAACCAGCCAACCAGTCAACTTCGATTACTCCTGCTGGTTCTGTAACTGTATCCAATGTTAACAACACTGCTGCTAATGCAGTGTCAGCCCACGACAACATGCCACCAACTATGGTGCTTAACTACATTATAAAGGCTATGAACTGATGTATTATTTAACTGAATTTTTTGATGGTGAGCAGACTTGCAATACAATTATTAAATTGCTTGATGGTGGTATTTTGAATATTCCAATTAGTCCTGGCAATAAACAGTATGAGGCTTATCTTGTGTGGCTTGAAGAAGGTAACGAGGTTGGTTCTTGGGCTCAATACAACAATCATGACCATGATCATCCTACGGAACTTCCACCCTTAGAGGATTCTAATGGGAATTAGTCAACAGATTGGTGCATCGTCAATGGTGAAATGGGGGGTATGTACTAGCAGTACACGACCAGCATCGCCGTATCACGGTCAACATATTTACGAGACAGACACAAACTTGCAGTATGTGTGGAACGGTTCAGCGTGGGTTAACAACTATGCCTCGTCTGCGTCACCTACGTTTACTGGTGTCCCTGCTGCTCCTACGGCTGCAGTTGACACAAATACAACACAGGTTGCCACTACTGCTTATGTTGTGGGTCAAGGTTACGCAAAATTGGCATCTCCAGCATTAAGTGGTACGCCTACAGCACCTACTGCTTCCGCTGGGACAAACACAACACAAATAGCAACTATGGCTTCACGACCTTGGAATGTTGCATGGGGTCAAGTTGGTTATGTTAAAAAAACAACCACAACAAGTATAGTCAATAGCCCCCCTGTAACAGTTTTTTCTGTAAACTTCACAGCGGTGTCAGGGAGAATGTATAAAGTAACTTCAGAACTGTATTTACAAAGCGCAAGCACGAACACATATATAAACTGTGCTATTTACAACGGCTCTACGAGAATACAAGGCGCAGACTATTACATGTCGCCAACTATAAACTTGTGGCATTCTCCAACATTGTTCACTTACTTTAGTGGAGCAAGTGGTTCCACAACAATCAGTGTTCAATGTGCAATGGGTGCTGGAACTGGTCAGGTTTATGCTGACACTGGTGGGTACGCAAACGCTTTAATGGTGGAAGATGTAGGACCTGCATAATGGCTATTAGTAACAACGCAAGTGGTATACGCCCAGGAGTATGCACATCCACAACACGACCATCCAACCCCTATCTTGGTCAACTAGTTTTTGAGACAGACACATTCGTATTGAAATACTGGAACGGCACCATATGGCAAGGTGCTATCTCTGCCCCAGCAGGAACAGTAAACACTTTTGCAGGATCCACAGCACCCTCAGGGTGGCTGTTGGCTTACGGTCAAGCTGTGTCTCGAACAACATATGCGGATTTATACGCAATTGTTGGCAACACATACGGAGCAGGTGACGGAACCACAACGTTCAATATTCCAGACATGCGTGGACGTGTGGTTGCAGGCGAAGATGACATGGGTGGTACAGCAGCTAGTCGTTTGACAAGCGCAGTTTCTGGAGTCAACGGGGCAACCCTTGGTGCTACTGGTGGAAACCAAATAATGCACGCCCACGACCATGCGAACTCAGCAACTTTTACTGGTACTGCTGCAAGCCACGGCCACTCTCCGAATGCCCATAGCCACTCTGGTTCTGCAAACGAAAACGCATCAACTTCGTTTTTGCGTCTTGTTAATGCGGTTGGAACCACAATGGAATCAAACCACTTTGTTGGTAGAGGAACCGCAGGTTTTGCCGACCACGTTGGTGCGTTCCCTCAACACTCTCACCCGTTGAGCATCAACGCAGAAAACGCAACAGTGCAAAATGCTTCTATTACCCCTGCTGGTACCGTTGCAATGACTAACGCCACTTTCCCTCCTACTGCTGGTGGGGCTTCGCAAAACGTACAGCCAACCATTATCTTGAACTACATCATCAAGTTTTAACCATGCACAGTAACAATAAACACTATATAGAGGATCTGTATGAGCGACACAAGTAATTTTGACTACCTAGGGTATGGCAAGCGTAAGCGGGCAGCTGGCAGCCAGTATGGCGCCAAAGCAGCCCAGTCTGCCTATAGTCAGTTCCTGTCTCAGCAGCGTGGCAATCGCAAAGTGTTTGACATTAACAAACAGTTTGAACAGGCAGCCCCTGGGGTTGTTGGCAGTTTCACTAAGCGTGGCTTGGCTGGTCCTGGTGTTCAGTCTGGTATCTATAAAAAAGGTTTAACTGATTTTGCTAATCAGAAAACCGAGTCGATAAACAATAGCCAGATGGATACTGCTGGTGAAATTCAACAGTCTAAACTTGGTGATGCTTATGACCAGGCTGCTTACCAGTCTGAGTTGGAAGCTTTGGATTTTGAGAAACAAAGTAATATTGCAAATACAGCAGCGTCTTTGACTGCTTGGAAACCGTTTTTAGGAGCATAGTCATGGCAAAAGAAAAAAACAAACGTCAAGCGGCTATAGATGCCAACAAGAAAAACAAGGGTAAGGCAACAACGGTTGCTTCTGCTGATGTTGGTCCTACTAGTCGTGTGACAAACAAAAAATTTGAAGATAAAGCTACCTCTAGGCTGGTTGGACAGTCTGAATTAACTAAAACTCGTACTGATGCTGCAAAAGCTGCTGCTGCTGCTGCTAGTGGTGGTGGAGGCGGCGGTCGTAATGTTTTGAATGATTACACTCGGCAACTTCAGTCTTTGCTTACTGGTGGTTCTTATGGTAAACCTTATGATCAGTTGCAGTCTCAACTTGAGGGTATGTATGGTGGTGCACAGGCTGATTTGACAACTGATCGTGATGCTCAGTTGTCTGGTTTGAACTCTTTGTATGGTGGTGCACAAACAAATTTAGATACTAGAAATACTCAGGGTCTTACTAATCTGCAAACTGGGTACGACACTGCACGTACTAGTCTTGCTGGTTTAAATACACAGGCTGGTAAAACTATTAATTCTTCTATGGACAGTTTAGAAGCCATGCTGAAAGGACAAGCTAATCCTTATGCTAATTTGCAGGCTGAGGCTGTTACTCCTACTGCGCAGTTGTCATCATTTTTGCAGGGGCAAAATGTTGGTGATCAGCAGACACAGGATTATGCTCAGGTTTTAAATGCTCAGAATGCTGGTTCTGCTGGTGCGTTTAATAATCTTGCTGGTATTTTACGCAGTATTTCTGGTGCTAATCAGCAGGGTGCTTTGGCTGATGTTGCTGTGCAGCGTGATGCTTCTACTCGTCAACTTGCTAGCAACAACCAGGCTTATGGTAATCAACTAACCCAGGGTTTGCTTGCTGATAAGTTGAAGATGGGTCAGGCTTACGATCAGAATACTTTTGATATTTCTAAGGGTTTGCTTGGAGATACTTCTAATGTTAACCAGAATTATTCACAGAATAAACAGACTTATAATCAAGGGTTGTTGCAGGGCACGCAGAGTGTTGCACAGAATAAAACTGGTCAACAGAATGATTTGATTAAACAGATGCTTGCTGCTATGGCCAAGGGTGGCGTTCCGAAGAAAGGTAAGTTGTTCTAATGACCGATCAAGAGATGCAGATGATGGCGTTTATGGCTGCTGCTAGAGGTGGAAACAAAAACCTTAGTGGTGTTTTAAACAACATGGACAGTCAGTTGCTTGCTATAATGGCGGGTGCTTATGATCCACGTACTGCTGAGCAGTCTGGTCCTAGTGCTAATAGTTACTGGTCTAGGTATTCGCAGTCTGAAAATCCTATTATTCAGGATGTTATTTCCAAGATAACTAGTGGTGCAGATAAGTTTCAGATTAGTAGTTATATTGATTCTATTGCTGCTCCAGGTATAGATTTGGGTGGTTTTCAGGTTGCTGATTTGAAGGGTGTAGCTCAAGAATTGTATAAGGAATATACTGGAACCAGCACTGGTTCTTCTAGTTCTAAAAATAAGACCGCAACTCAAAAAGCTGGTATACCTGACCCTACGGAGCTGTACAACACTTCTACTGTTCCTCTTTCGTCAATTAATGAGCAGTACATTAGGAAACTTCAAGAAGATTTGGTACCTAAAGTTAAAGGTTATGGAGATGCACAATACAAAGTTAATGCTGCTAGAGAAGGTTTGGGACGAGGTAGTTCCGCCACTGAAGAGGGCAAGCGCATAAAGACTGCTGATGTTTTAAAATGGTTTGATGAGGAAAGTTCAAAAGGACGAGGTGCTCTTGGGTTGAATCGTGCTCGTTCTTACTTTAAAAATAACCCTGTTGATGATATATCTGTATCTGATTTAACTGGTGTTTTGGATAAGTCTGGTTCTGATTCTTTGAAGTATTCAAATAATCGTGGAGGAGATGCTAAAGGGTTTGGTAAGGCTGTTAAAAACATTACTAAAAAAGCTGGGTCATCTCGTGGGGTTGGCTACAATAAGGCTGCTAACAAAAAATATGATGACGCCATGCAAGCAATGCTAGACATGGAAGGAAGTGCTAATGCTGCCAAGCAGCGTGAGCAGGCTGTCCGTGAGGGTCAAATGGATTATGCTAGGCAGAGTGGGGCTACTCCCACTACTGACGCCATGAAAATGATCATGAAGTTCATTGCTTCGTCTAAGTAACGAAAAGTCTTACAGTATATGGCTAATCCTTATAATGACCAGCGTTACGCAATGGCTAAGGCCATGCGTGAACAGAAGCAAACACAACCTGGGTTCACCCCATTAAACAAGACCACTAGTGCTACTGGTGTGGCTTATGGGCGTCAGGCGTCTAATATGATGTCAACTAACTTTGATTTGAAGAGCGCTATTGACGCTATTGGTCAGGGCAAAACTTCCAAGTCTCCACAGGGTGGTGTCCTTGGTAGTGTTCTTGGTAACTCTGTGGTGCAGGGTGTTCTTAAACCTCTTAGTCTTTTGGCTTTGCCAGGTCGTACTGTTATTTCTGGTTTGCGTGAGTTTGGTGATGCCGTAGATGGTAACAACAAAACTAAAGCTTCCTTTGGTGATTTCAAGAAGCAAGCAAAAGATGTTTCTTTTGGTTTTGGTACTGCTTTCAATATTGACACTGGTTCTAAATGGCTGGATAGAGCTATTGGTTTTGCTGGTGACGTTGCTCTTGACCCTATTACTTATGTAACTTTTGGTGCTGGCAAGTTTGCTGGATATGCTGGTAAGCTTGATTTGGCTAAAGCTGTTCTTGCGCACAACGGCGACGAAGCTCTTGCTGCTTCTGTCGCTCGTTTCGGTCGTGCTGCTATTAAAGATCAAAACCTACTTACTGACCTTGGTGCTAATAACCATGGTTTGTATATGCTAGGTAAGCGTATTAAAGTTGGTAAACTAAATGCTGCTAGCGGTGAAAGAATGGGTTTGCGTATCCCAGGCAGTGGTGCTATAGGTGCGTTTGGCGATAACGCTATGGCTAAGATGCGCATGATGGGTTCAGAAACTAAGATGGGTGAATTTGTTCGTAAGTGGACTTTACCTAACGAGCATCTTGTTGCCCGTACAGCTTTGCTTAAAGGAGCTACTGCCAGTGGAAAGCCTTTGTCTACAGATACAAGCACTGCATTGATTGCTTATTTTTCTGCTACTCCAGCTATGAAACAGTTCATGGGTACGCTTGCGCAGAGCGAACGTCAAGTGTTGGCTAAAACTTTAGAGACTGAAGCTGGTGCGGGTCTTGAAGGTTACGCTAAGGAAGTTTATAAGTATCTTGAGAACCCTGAGCTGTTAGCTACTGCTACTCCAGAGATTCAAGCTGCTGTACAAAAATGGGGACCAGAATTCTTTGATTCTTACGAGGCACGTGTTGGTGCCGCAATGAAAGAAGTTGACCCTGCTTCTCCTGGGTTTGATGGCGTTACAAACTATTTCCCTAGAATACAATCAGACGCTGCAATGGCTTATCGTGCTAACCCTAACAGTCCTCATGCTGCTGACCTTAATAGTATTTATTCCAGGGACCCTATGGCTGGTGGTAAGAACTTTAAGACTCGTACAATGACAAAGGACGACATCTGGTTTGGTCACAAGTTAACGGTTGATGATTTAAAGAGCACAGACAGACTTAATAAACTTGCTAATGATGGTGGTTTCATTGGTGACTTCTTTGAAACAGACATTCGCATTGTTGCACCTAGATATGTTGATGAGTTTGTTAAAGAGTCTGGTATCTTGTTTAAACACAAGCATCTTGCTGATGCTGGTTTTTGGGAACGTGCTGCAGCTATTGACATGAGTGGTGAGTTTGTTGACGAGATCATGCTTGAGTCCATTAAAAAGTCTGCTGGTTCTATCGCTGGTGATTTGAACGCTTTGTATAAGCAATCTTCAAAAGCTTATTTAACTTTCAACGATGCACTGGTTGCACATCAGGCAAAGCTTAGTGGTGAAATTAAAGAACTGCTGGGTGACACTGGTGCTGTTGGTTCAAGAGAGATTCTTTTGGACACAGAGGCTGCTTTGAATGATATTCTTACTGGTGGTTTAACTATCAGTGCAGACCAACTTGGGTTGGCTGCTAATGCTCTTGACAAAAGTAAAAAGACTTTGGTTGATTTGTTTGGATACGCATATACAAAAGGGGGCAAGCTTGTTCTTAAAGATACAGGTCGTGAGGCTACTGAGTCTACGTATTTGTTGAATGGTATCCTTGGTCATCTGGATAGCATCCAGGATGACTTCTTGGATCTTGAAAGACAAGCGACTGTTTTAGGTAAGGACCTTACAGGTATTGAACTTAAAAGTATTGCCGACAAGACTGATGCTGCACACAAACTTGCTTTGGAGCGTTTGAAAGCTTCTGAAGAAAACGTTAAAATTGTTTTGGAGTTTGGTAACCAACTTGAAAGCGTTCTTGAGGGTGTTATTTCTGGACAGACATACGCTAGAGACATCACAGATATTCTTGGTATTATAGGCGAAAAGGGAATGCTTACTGATACTGCTGTTTCTAGTATTGTGGACAAGACTGCTGCTGGTGTTAAGAATGCTGAAAAGGCAGAACGTGTTCGTCAAACTGCTTTGCGTAATTTAATTAATAAAGAGGGTGGTCTTTTCCAGCGCCTTACTAAAAACACAAAATTAAATAAGACTTCTGTGTCTAAAATGAATGACAACCTGTTTAATAACAATCTTCCAAAGGTTTTTACTGGCGAACTTTCTTCTAGTGAAGTTCGTAGTATGTCTATCTATACTTTGTTAAATGATGAGCGTATCTATGGAGAAAATGTTCCAGAGTTTCTTGTAGCGGTTAGGGATAAGCTTCTTAAAAACTTGCAGGAAGCGGACGAGGCTGAAGTTATTGCTGCGGAGATAGCTAAAGATGCTGGTGGTGGTGCCCGTAAGAACTCTGGTAGTATTTGGAAAACACAAACTAAGCCAAAGATTGCTGAAGCAAAGTTGCTGCGTGAGAACATTGATCAAATGGATGAGTTTGTCAACCTTATGAGAAACACTGATCTTCTTCGTAATCTTGGAGACACGGAAATTTCTTGGGGTTTGTTTGAATCACATGCAAGGTCTAAGCCTTGGTTGTCTCAGTTTATTCCAGACAATGATGTTGCGTACTTGAATGAAGAAGCAATTAAAGACTTGATGGGTTATTACGATAATGTTTCTGGTGGTAAAACTGTCGATGGTGCTGCTGGTTATGCTCCTTGGTCTGGAGATAAAGGACTGGATGTTACTCCAGAGTTTAAACCAGGAGAAGATGTTGTAGAGTCTATGGCGGTTAGAGACTTCTCGCAGTCTACTGGCGCAAGACCCCGTGGAAGTAACGTCATTACGTATAATGACTTGATGGGTGAAATAGATAGATATTCTGCTTTAGCTAAAGAGGCTTACGATAGACCAGAGTTTTTTGCTACTGGTGCTGGTGTTGGACGAAAGACATATTCGGCAAAGTCGCTTCTTGAAATTGACGCTAAATTAACCGCTGCTCGTGCAAAGGTTAAACAACTTAGAGCAGCAAAAACATCTGGAACAGAGTCTTTGTCTGCTGCCCGTGAACTTGACGATGCACTTAACACTATTAAAGAAATCACTAGTGGTGGTTCTTTAACACGACCTGAATGGTTCCAAAGTGTTGCACATACAAACGAGGAACTTGGTCGTGCTTTGTTTGACTACCATATTGTTTCCGACCTTGGAAAACGTTGGAATACTGTAAGCGAAATATTCTCTACGTTTGGTATTGCACCTAGTGAAAGAGTGTTCACTCGTATCAGTAAGAATGTTTCACAAAAGTTTATTGATATTATTGATAGCAACTTGACTTCTACACGTATTGGTGTTTTGAATCTTGAAAAGTTTGAAAGGGCTGTTTCCGATATTATTAACAACCCAGACCTTTCTGTATCTGCTGGTCGTGTCTTTCAAGACCAATGGGACAAACTGAGTTCTGCCGAGCGTGAAACAATCCAAGTTGCTTTAGGAAACAAGTCTGTAGCAAGTGGGGACGCCTATAGTCTCCGCATGGAACTAAAAGCAATCAAGGGCAGGGCACGTAAGGCTGGTGCAACTCGTTCAGAAATAACTAAACTAGAAAATGATTTCTACAAAGAAAAAGTAGATCCATGGTATACACAGGCTTTCCCTGAAGGAAGAAACTACAAGGGCGACAAGACTGCTGCTCTTAAAGAGCTTGCACCTGTTCAAAGAAAGGGAGCCAAGTCTACGTACATGACTCCGTTCGCTGAAGAAGCTGATGCTGCTATTGTCAAGTCGTTCTTTGAAAAGCATTTGGGTGCTTCAACTATTAAAGGAAGAAGCGCCACCCCTGTCGGGTATGTTGGCGAGTCTGGTAGTGGATCGATGGTTAAAGTTGTTGGTGGAGAGAATACTTTGCAGACAAAAATTAAAGCATTGAAAGAATCTAAAGCTCGTTATGGTCAGATGTTGGATGAAGATTTGGATATGGAAACTTTCCTTCGTGACCCAGGCGCACCACAGACTCGTCCTAGCATGAAGGTGCGTATTATGCAGCACACTTCAGAGCGTTGGCAGGCAGCTACTAAGGAAGCACAAACAGAAGCAGATAACTTTGCTTTGCGTACTCGTGATGCTGTGTCTGCTAAAGAATCTGCTACTGTTCTTCAAACAGAAGCTGATCTGTTGTCCAAGGGTAAAGCCGTTCCTGCAAACTTCCTGGCTAAAGTCAAGGCTGTGGAGCCAAAGATTAAAGCCATTGAAACTGCTGACAAGGCAGTTGCTGCTGCTCAATCAAAACTGGATGATGTAACTGCAAAGCTTGCAGAGGTTCAAGATTCTATTGCTGCAAAACAAGAAGTCTGGGTTTCTTCTGGCAAAAAAGGAAAGCGCCCTTTAACAAACACAGAGTCTACCCGTATTGAGCGTTTAACTCCTGCAGTCAAGTCTGCTCAGAAGCAGCTTGACACGGTACAGAAAGCTAGAGCCAATGTTCCTGCGTTGACTCCTAATGAGTCCAAGTTTGTTGATTTGGTTAAGGCTGAACCAACAATGAAAGCAGCCAACCCTATAACTGGTCAGACTGCACGCCCTGGACGCCCTTCTGCTCCTTATGCTGAACAAGCCAAGAAGATTATTGACACATACAACAAAAAGGCGAACAGTGTTATGACTGCTAAGGCTAAGGGTGATGAAAGACTTGTACAAGTCATGAATGATGTTGCTGCATATGATCTTTCTACTTTTACTGATGGTTTTAAAACTGTTGATGGAGAGTATGCTGCATTTGACAATGGAACTAAAGTTGTTTTCACTCCCGAAGAAGCAGAGTCTTTGTATGTTGGTGGTTCGGTAAGATCTTCTGTTACTTCCGAAAACGTTAATGATTCTATTCGTGAAATACTACAAGAGAAGAAACTTCTTGAACAGCAATACAAAGCAGCTGGCGCTGCTTTTGATGCGGTTCGTCGTAGAATGCCATCTGGTCAGCGTAGATCTGGTTTTGCTATGTCTGTGTCTGCTGTTGATGGAGACATTTACCAACAAGCATTTGTAAAGTTCAACAATGAAATTGATAGAATCAATGCAAGAGTTGCTGGCTTGAACGCCGACCTTGTACCTCTTGAGGTGTCTAAAAGAGCATTGGACCCAAAGGTTCAAGCTTCTGCTTTAAAGAAGATGAGTATTCTTGTTAATGGTTCCAAGCGTGCTGGTGCTGTTTTTGATGAAGTTGGCGTTGGTCGCTGGGTTGACAACACGCATCCTACTCTTGTTGATGTTGCACGTCGTGACGGTCTTAAAGAGATGGACGAACTAACTGCTTTGGGAGTTAACGCTCGTAGCACCCCCAAGTCTGTGTCTGAGCGTCTAGACAAGGGCTACAAGGTTGGTGGACGTGATCTTGAGATGCGTAGAGCAAACCTAGATAGGGCTTTTAAATCAACTCCAGAGTATAAGCATCTTCAGGAACTTGCCGAGATGGAGAATGATGTTGTTGTTGCTTTGCATAAAAACACTAGAGCTTCTGCTCAATCGATGCAAAACTATGCTAATGAACTTGCTAAAGAACTTGAAATTGCTAGGGGTGCTTTGTCTGGTCCTACCAATGTTGCTAGACTTGAGCAAGAAATTCTAGCCGACGCACAGGCTGCTAGTGATAGTTTGCAAGCACTTAGAGGTGCTGGACCTGTTGGTCCTGATGGTGTTCCGTTGGAATTGCCAACGTCACCTGCTGCTGTTGATGAGTTTGGTCAGGCTATTACTGCACAGTCTGCTCCTGGTGGTACTTTTGTAGAGCCTGGCACTACGCCTAATACTAGGTTGTCTGCTGCTCAGGCTGTTCAGGCTGAAAACAGATACAACGTTGGTTTCGGAAAGATTCAGGCTGATGATGCTGAGGAAGCTCGTCTTTTGTGGACTGAGAAACGGATTGATCCTGCTACTGGTCGCAAGACGCTACCATCTTTGAGAGATGAAACTATGAAAACAGTTAAGACTGCTTTGGAAAATAAGCGCACACAGAGGTCTGCTGTTGAGGATATTATTAAAGCGGTTAGTGGTGCGGCTGAAGAAGTGCGTATTAAGATTGAAGTGACTTCTGGTGGTGTTGACCAGTTTATGGAAGCATTGAACGATGGTCGTCAGTTGGCTGCTTCTTTGCAGCAGCAACTTGATGAAGTTAACATGTTGGTGGCTTCAATGCCAGCCAAGGACACAATGGATGTATTTAAATCTATGTCTACGGCAAAGGGTGGACGTAAAGTTACTCCTGCTCAACAGTCTGCAGCAATTGAATCTTACAACAAATGGTTGAAAGATAACAAGCGTGTGTTTGAAATGCTTTCTGAATCACCTGATGATCCTGTTAACAAGGCATGGGCTGCTGCAGCGATGGCTGATTCGCAGTTGATTGATTTGGAATTGACTCATGCTGGTGAGTTGCTTGCCATTGCAGGTGCTAGTGCACCTGAATGGACAACCAGAGTGTTTGAACCATTCTCTAAAGAGTGGAAAAAAGCTGCTGAGGATATGGGCTTATACAAAAATATGAAGCGCATAGACGAAAAGGGATTCCCCAATCTTGTTGGTGACAGTGAAGCACTTACCCTTCTTAATAGCGTTGGGCGATTAAACCAACTTGGTGTTGTTAATGACCTTGGTAGGTTTATGAGCGGATACACACAGTTCTTTAAGGCGTACGCTACTCTTAGTCCTGGTTTCCATTTGCGTAACGAGATAAGCAACGTGTTTTCCATGTTTGCTGCTGGTGCAGATGTAAAGAACATGTATGATGGGTTTAAGTTGTGGCGTATGGCTGACACTCATTTTTCTGGTGGTGGAAGTGTTGATTCGTTCATTGCAACCTTGCCAGATGCTCAAAAAGAAATTGCACGAAACAGTATTGGCGTAATGCTTGGCATGGGTGGCGGTAGAACACAAGACGCCCTGAGCAGTTTCATGGCTAGAGGCAACGCTAGAATTAACTCCAACGCTGCTCTTAACTATTCAAAGAAAATTGGTGGCAAGCTTGAAGGCTCTGCTCATTTCATGCTGGCTTACGATTCTTTTGTAAAGGGTTTTGACCCTAGCCAGTCGTTCAACAGAACAAAGCGTTACTTGTTTGACTATTCAGAGAAGTCGTTGCTGGATGAATCAATGCAAGACATTGTTCCATTCTGGACATGGATGAGCCGCAACTTGCCTTTGCAGATTACTAACCGCTGGGCTAACCCCAAGCCGTATCTAATGTATCAGCGTATGGTTTCAAACTCCCAAGAAGGAGAGGACATGTCTGGAGTGCCTGCCTACATGCGTAACGCCATCAGCCTTGGTGGAGACAAGTTCTTGAATCCTGATTTGCCGTTCAGCAGAGTGAACGATCAGATTGATTCACTGACTGACCCTAAGAGACTTCTTGGATACTTAAACCCTGGTATTCGTGTTCCTTTGGAGACAATGTTTAATCAAGACCTATACACAGGGAAGCCCATGACTGATAAGCAGGAGAAACTTTCGGGTGCTACTCTTTTGTTGGCTCCGTTCTTGCAAGCCACTGGTCAACTTAGTTACAACCAAGCGGGAGACCCTGTCGCCCCATCAAAGTTTGTTCGTGCCTTGACACAGATAATACCACCTATTGGGCAGGCACAACGTGTCGGAGACAAAGGTGTCAACAGTTACTTAGGTGTACCAGTTCAGACTGTTACACAGAAACAAAAAGATGGTGTGGCTTTTGGTAAGCTTGAACAACTCAGAAAACTTTCCGAAAAACAACGTAACATCCAGAAAGCGGAGTAACATGAAATATTATAATTGGCAGAAACCATCGAAACTTGACTACGTGAAGTTTCGTGTTGCATCACCGAACCTTGAGGTGTTGAATCGCTATTTGGCGAAGCGTTGGGGTGGTACTAACCTGGGGATTTTTGTGAAGCGCCCTGTTCGTGGTGGCACTGTTCCTTCTACTCATTCGTTTGGAGCGGCTCTTGATTGGCGCTACGACACCCGTGAGGAGGGTAAAGAAGTCATGGACTGGATAGTACTCAATCATGAGGTACTGGGAATCCAAGTCGTACAAGACTATGTTGGTTGTTGTATTTGGATTGCTGGTCGTGGCTGGAAAGCCGCAACACCAGACTCTACAGGCTTTGGTCAGCCGTGGGCTAAGTGGATACATGTTGAAACCTCACGTGAGTCTTGGGGAGACAAACGCAAGGTTTCAGAACGTATTAAGGGTTAATCTTCCCATATATCTATATTGTCACGCTTTAATGCGTACTCCATAGTGCTTAGCAGAGACATCAGGACGCTTGTTCCTATCATCCACGATGTGGGGTCACCCATGCGCATGCCATAGCCTGCACGTACTGCGTCTAGCATGTCTGCTTGTGTCATCATAACACTCATCTCGTAATACTCTGAGTCTTGGCTGATGATGCGTTCAGCTTTTGCTGATATCTGGTTTATATCTTCTTCGGGAAGAAAGTTTTTAATCCAGTCGTTTTGATCTGTCATTTTTAATCACTATCCAATCGTGTGGCAATCCATTTACAAACACTCCTAAACCTAGTTCGGTATTTGTAACACCGTAATGCTTGGCTAGGATTGTCTGCAGTTCTTGGACGCTTACCGCAACGTGGAAGGCGACCGTGAACTGTGTGGCTTTCATTCTACTTCAGGTTGTTCCTTGCGCATTGCATCTTCAATTTTGGTTGCTGATTCAACAATTGATTCTACTGCTGGGGCACCGAACCTATCTTCAAGGTAGTGGATGATTGCAAATATGTTTGCAACAATCCAATATACATCTACTGGTTCTTTCTGCTCTGTATTAGCTATGTCCTGGTGTTCTGTCATAATCTTCTCCTAACTGAAGGTTGAATGTTTCGTCAATCAACATTAGGGCTACTACGCAATATCCTACGATATCGAGAAGCGTGTCAAACACTGATTCATTTTTTGCATATTTGTTTTTAAGGTTTGCATACCGTTCTACTTTGTCTGATAGACGTACGATAATACCGTACAGTCCAAACTTGTTTATATTTTCGTGACCGTAATCATATTGTTTACTGCACAGTGTTTCAAAGACTGTAACTAAGTCCCACGACTCAATATTTCTAAGCTCATTAATAGCGGATACAGCCATGGTTTCAAATATCTTTTCTGTGTTTGCTGATGAAGATGCTGATTTTTCTCCTACTGTTAGTGCTACAATCCATGTACGCATTGACGGGATATCTGCTGTGCGTAGAACATACATGTCTGCTTGTACTTTTGATAAATACTGGAGCCATTGCATTGCTGACTGGTCCCATGTGGTTGCTACTCGTACTGATTTTCTAATTGTTGTGTCGTTGCTCATTGTTTCCTTGAGTTTTTCAAATGCTTGGTTTCGTAAACGCCAAACATGTGTTTTGGTTATTGATAGTTCGTCCGCTATGGACTGAAGTGAACGGCCCTCGTTCATGAGGGCGTTCACAATCCATTGTTCACGTGGCAGTAGTTGCTCCACATGCATCATCACTGCGTCACGTAGTTCCATTAAACCATCCTGTGGTTCGTATGGTTCTTCGTGTGGCATGGTTTCCATTAACGCTTGGTATTCGTTTTCTGGTACTCTGTAACTTGTAGACCCCATTTGACTACGATAGTTTTCAGTGTCGTGGTTATTGGGGCTGTCTGTGTACTGCATAGGCGTTGGCATCGTATTTCGTTGGTTCAGATGGGAAATCATCTGTCAATAGTTTAACATACGCTTTCTTGTTGTCATCAAAATGATCGATTGTGCCCTTGGAGATGCAGGCTTCTTGCCATGCTTCTAGAGGTGATATCCACCATCGTTTTTTCGAGGAGTCGTAAACAAACAAATGTACGGGAGCCATTTGTTGCCAACGGGCAAGTGCGTTCATCTTTTCTATCTTGAACTTTAATGTCTTGTCACGACCTACACCCATGACTTCAATCATTCCGTCAACCGTGAGGAAGTCTGGAAGGAAACGCATGATATACGGTAGTGATTGTGTGTGTAGGTTTGGTCGGTTAAGTCCGAGTCGGTGGTTCGCTGGGAATACATCTTCAAAGACTTTCTCTGCGACGTCCCCCATTGCGCCGAAGCGTACGTGGAATGGTGATTGGTGGAATGCGTTACTCATGTTTTGTTACCAGTAGTCGTTGGACGAGTTTATCGTCAGTGTATGCAATGCCGTTCAATCCGTCCAGGATTGATTTGGCATAGTTGTCGATATCTCCTCGCAGTTTACTCGCTGGTCCATCTAGCGTTTTAACTGTAATAGTTACCTTGTCTTTGTATAAACCTATCACCATACTTACTGGTGTGTCAGCACATGGTCCATGCCAAGATGAGCCAATGTATCTTTCAAATACAAGGGTCTGTTCTGGGGTAAATACTCTACCTCTCCTGCCAAGCCTTGGGCGTTGTTTAACCTTTGGCTTGACTGGGATGGTTTGTTTGTGGTTGATTGGTTCTGTCATGGTGTGCCCATTGTGATTACGTATGCTCTTTCTATTAGTTTAATTAATTCTGATTCACCGTCTGCTCGGTCTTGGAACTTACCCCATCGTGCATCTGCTGAACGCACAACCACCAACGCTTCGTTGGGTGGTATGTTTGCGTCACGCATTTTACAGGCGAGTCTAAACAGCGTGGAGGAACGGTCGTTTCCTTCTATTGGTCCGTCTCTCCACATGATGTATGGTATTGCTCCGACTTTGCGCAGGATTTGTTTTATGTCTGCGTTATCTTCGGTGTTGGTTATGTGTACTCTCTGTGGAGGACGCCATAGGTTGGCTAGTGTGTCTAGCTGTTGTTCGGTGGTTAGGTTGGCGTTGGCTTCTTCTAGGAACTGTGTTAGTGACATAATGTTTTCATCGTTGTCTAGAATGTAGCGTTCGGCTGGTGTTTCCTTGCGGGCGTTTGGGTAAGGTAGACGTACGTAGTTGCCGTATCCTGTTCCTGCTGTTTCCTGCTTGGGGTTGACCTCTTTGGCTGGGTAGTTAATGGCTTGGTGGGCTGCTAGGAATGCTCTGCGCATTGTTGCGGCTGGTACTAGCGAGTCTGCGAACACCCAGATGTGATATCCTTTGCGTGTTCGTTCAACCCATGATGTTATTCCTTTAACGGCGAAAGACATTTGCAAGTTACGTGCTGCATCTAAGTCGTCTACGTCAATGTCTGAACACCCCCACACACAATACCAGCTGGCTTTGAATGGTAGAAGTGGGTACACACCAATAAGTTCGTCACCTTGTAGGTGTTCCAGGAACTTGTCTTGTGTCAGTGGCTGCTTGACGCATCCACCACCCCATGAACCGTATACATCACCTCTGCCTCTGAATAGTTTTGTAAACGATTCTAGAATGGCTGGGCTGATGGTAGTTCCGCTTGGCTCCATTGTGCGCTCCTTAAATACTGGTCGGGTAGTTCTCCGTTCTTGAGTTCCCATAGTCGTCCTGTTTTGACATCTATTTCAAAGTCCACATCGTCAACTAGCATTCCTGCTGGTCGTTTGTTTTTTAGCAGAGACAGAGTGATTGTGTACTCGTGTACTTTCTGGTCATACATGAGCATCTCTAAACGCTCTTGTGCTTTCTCTGTGTGGTTTCTGTCTAGGCGTTCTCTTAGGTCTTGTATTTCTGCTCCAATTTCCATCTTCTTTCGGCGTACACCAATGATCGATGTTGCTTGTTGTTCTCCACCGTAGGCACCTGAGGAGATGGTTAGTTTGCGTCCATCTGCTCCTGAGGTTCGTGAGGTTTGGTGTAGCACTAGCATTGGGATGTCGTGTCGTCTGCCGAATCCTTTTAGGAATCCTGCTTTCTCGGGCACTTGTTCTCCTGCTTCTACAAGTTCAAGGTAGTCAACTACTGCGAGGTCGGGCTTGTCGCCCCATACATCACACACTTCGTTGTATGCTCGTTCCATGTCTGCTGGTATTAGTGGTTGGTCAAAGACTGCAAGGTTGGGGAAGTCCTCCTCTGCTGTTTGGCGCAGTAGGTCAATGGCTTCTTTGTCGTCGTTAGCGACACGCATCTCTAGTTGACGTGCATCTATGTTGTGATGCATGCATGTCAGTTTAGTTAGCACGAGTGTTTTGGGTTCATCGGGGATGAATAACGCTATCTTCTTGTCTCTGTTGTTGCGCAACGCATGCAACAGCACCAGTGTCTTACCACCGTGGCTGTATCCGAGCATCATTGCTAGTTCTCCTGGGGCTATGCCACGCATCTCGTTATCTAGTGGCTCTATGCCAAGGTAAACTCTGTCTTGTGGTGATTGTGCCCAACGCACAAACGCATGTGCTGCTTCTGTGAGTGGTACGTAATGGCGGTACTCTTTTGGAATAGAAGAAGCAGGGGGCGTAGTTCCCCCTGCCTCAACTTCGTTCCAACCCGCCTGTATTTGATCAAGCGAGAGTCTCAATTACGCTCCCTTTGGTGGCCAGTAAGCTTTTTCCTTGTCGTTCACTGCTTTGAACCAAGGACGCTTTGGATTGGCTGCAAGGTCTGCACGATTGTCGTACACTTCTGTAACACCGTCACGCTGACAGGAAGATACAAGCCACTCAGGGATTGGACCTTGCTGGTCGTTCTTGATGCTGACTGTGAAGCCTGCGCTGGTTGCCTGTGGGAATGCCTTGGCTACCATTGCTTCTGGTGTTGCTTGTGCGCCACCGTAGATTGCACTCATGAGAAGTTCGGTGACTGCTTCAAAGTTGTCCGCATACAAACCAAGGTCTGCTTTGTTGATTGTAAGTTCTGACGCAATTTTTGCGGCTACTTGTGTGATGATTGCTTTTGAGTTGTCCATTATTGGGCTATCTCCTGTGTGTTGTTGTTTTCGAACTCGCTAATACGAGAACCTTTGCAAATTGACCAGTATGTGCACCACTTTTCAGAGCAGAGAAAATGCTGGTCGTTTGTCATCCAAGGAGTTTCAAGTCCGAGTTTAACAAATGGTTGTACTATAGAGTCTACCTGATGTTTGAACCAGTCAACGTGGCTAGCAGTACGAATGATCGGTACTATCTGTCCTACGCTGGTGGTGGCTCGTGTCATCACTCCATAGTTAAATCTTACTGGGTACCCTGGTGCCCATCCCATCTCCACGCTGGCATACGAGTATGCTGTCGCTTGGATGGACTGTAGTTGTTTCTCTCTTTGAGAGTATTTACGTCCTGCTGTTTTCCAGTCCCACACTAACCCGTTGGGGTCTACATAGTCCATGGTGCCACCTAGCCAAACCTCTGTGGGTTTGGTTTGTGGGTCTGTGGACGGCATGCCAAACATGTCAATGGTTGGAATGTCAAAAAGCTTTACACCAAACTTGGCTTCAACCTGACCACCTGGCACAACTTCACGCATGATGTCACGCTCAAAGGTTCCCATCAGTTTCTGTACATACTCACGCATGTGTGCAGGACCATTGGTTGAGTTAATCTTGTACGGTTCCTCATCCATCAGTCGGGTAAGTTCTGTATCTGCTACTGTGTAGCCTTCCTTAACTGTTCCCCCACCTAGGTAGTGTTCAATGCCTTTGTGAACGGCGGTTCCGATGTGTGTGGCATCTGAACCTTGCCTCCACTCTGGAAGCCTTACGGCAAGTCGTGCACGCTCTGGGCATATCAGCACATCGTTAAGCCATGATTGGCGTACCCATACTTTTGTGTGGTCATCTAGTTCTTCAATTCTCATTAAAGTTCTCCTTTTTGTTGTAGTCGTTTTCTTAGATGGGTTACATACGATTTGTTTATCGTATAGCCAAACTCGTCAATGATTTCTTGACGCAGTGGGGTTGGCTGCATGCCCCGTCTAATTCCTCTGACTAGATACGCATACACATCCGCTGGTAAGAAGCGTGATGGTGTCATGGTTTTTTCTATCATAGGGTCGATCATTGAGTATTGAAATATTTCTTCTGCTTCAATATGTTTTCTGAACAATCTAATTGGTGGTGTCGCTTTGTTTACTAGCTCACACCAGTGTGGTATTGTGCCATCCCATTTGCCAAAGTATGCTAGTGCTTCACCGTTTAACATTTCGTGTGGTATCGCTAGATAGTTTGGGGATACTGGGGCTGTGATTTTTACGTCACATAAGCATAAGGGGTCGTGCGATATAACATCGCAACCCTCGGGTGATAAGGTCATGTTCTCCTGTCATGTATTTGTTATCTTGTCTTGTGGTGCGCCACCCCTAAGGTGGCTCACCTACGGGGTCTGGTACTTCCCCCCTCCGTTGGTTCCCCCCAGGCTCACAGCCTAGCATTAGGCTTGGGCTTCTTGTCAACGGGCTCCATCTCAACGGCTTTCTTTCCTCGCTCATGCCAGTGAGTTGGGGGCTTAAATAGGGCTAGGTCTGTACCTATCCAGTGGGTGCATTTAGGGCACTGCCAGTAGTTCATGGCTGATTACCACCTTTCGTGGCTTAGAACGCTTCTCAGCGTCTCTGACGGGACTTGGCGACCACCTTGTCCCACGCTGTCCAAGGCGCTGGGACGGGTGGTTTCAGGTACTCGTTGTTTTTGATGCAGCCCCAGCCATTAAATCCAACTGGCTGTTGGAAGTAACCGTTAGGAGCCAACCATCCATGCAACGCAATCCTGTTCGCAATAGTGATTTGCTCTAGCCGTGTTGCGAGCCATTGCTTGGGTGCGAACTCTTGTCCACCCCAGCCCCGCCATGTCTGTATGTAAATACCGAGCCCACCAGCGAATTTACCACGATCTTTCCAGTTGCTCGCAGTTTCGCATTGAGCGACTTTGTCCCAGTATTTGTTGCTGGGTGGTTGGAGTGTAGCCAGCCACGATATATCCCACTTACTACTGTTTCGTGCTTGTACTTTTTGTTTGTGGACTTTTGGTGCTTGTGTGGTAGATGTGTTAAAAACATATACAAATTCTTTCTTTACTGTTGTTATGGGTGAAGCCGATGCTGGCTTGTTGTCCGATAGCCAAAAGGCTAGCGTGAGAGTTAATACTAAAATGATTTTAAGTATAGTAGATTTGTTCATGATTGGTCTCCTTCATAAACTGAATTAAGGCAAGTTCCAGTTTATGCTTTGATGTCATTAGTAGAGCGTACTCCTCTGATACGCCGTCTTGCCATTTGGTGGATGATACTCTGCCAACTTTCTTGGCTACTTGGTCACAGCCGATACTCAGGGACTTGATGGTCGCTCGCAGTTCGTCAATGGTTAATTGTGTGTTTATGGTTAGTTCCATGTCGTTACCTATTTTGTTGTGTTGTGGATATCTTTACAAGTGTAAAGTTTCTAAAAGGGTTCTGGCGCAACGGGTTCAGGCAACGCATACAGATTGTCCTCCATACGACTAGACAAGTAACTACACACACTAGACCTTAGGCTTGTCCACAGCAATGTGGTTGAGCGTTCCTTGTAGTCGTCACTAAGTTCACGCCACATCATTCTGAATGTTTCAGGGTCAAGTTCTGGCAGAGACCACACAGAGTCTCTATAGTCCGACTTGTGCATTAACTCTTTGTGTGTTTTAACAATTTCCCAGTCTGCGTCAAACACATTAATATCTCTAGCCATGTTGTTCCACATAGACATTGCGTTGTTCATTGTTAACGGATCAGTGTTTACATAGTTAATGTTACCTAGTCCTTCTGATATTGTTGTCTGTATGGTTCGTACACGACCACTGCAGAACAGGTCCTCGTTTTCTGTGCTGAACTTTTCTGACTGTACACGCATACCGTCACGGATGATTCCGTATGCATGTCGTTCTATCTCCCATTCTGTAATGCCGCTATCTGATGCGTCAATGGTAAATTCTATTGTCATGCTAACTTGATATGATTTCATTTGTTTCTCCTAAGTAGGTTTGTTTTTTGTTTTGGGTGCCATGATGCGTAATACACGCAGTACATTTTGTCTGTGTCAATGACTAAGTTGTTGCCGTCGTCATAAATAAGTGGGTATGCTGTAACGCTGATGCGGTTGTCGTCTACATAAAGATTTATATCTTGCCTGTTGAGAGGGTTGATATCTTCCATGTTGTATGTGTCCCACACATCATCGTAGTCGTTGTGTTTGTTCTTGCGCATCCAATGCTCAGCCATTTGTTTGGCGTAAGCATAGATGTCTGTATGTTTGTTTATCATGTATCTCCTAGAAGTAATAGTCTTTGTCTGAGTCGTAACCACCCCGTTGTAGTGATGGCACATACAGTTGGGACTCACGATAATCATCAACGATGTCGGACTGTGCACCCATACATCTACACAACATTCGTGGCTCTGAACAGAACCAACACGAGTCACACTGTGAACACAGGTCAGCATGGTTTACATTCTGTTCGTTGATGTACTCAATGTGGTCACAGTTGGCGCATCGCCACAGTTCACCCCACACTTCGTTGCCGTCGTTGTCAATGTATGTACAATCCTCAACAAGTAAAGACTGGTTATCCCACATGTCGTAATCGTATTTGGTTGTGTCAATACTGTATCGTGAATCAGGTGGTGTCTTGCCAGTAGATGTCCAGCCAGTAGTGTACATGCCGTGTCCTGAGTATGTGTAACGGTCGTACTTGTAACTATTGTTTGACCACCATACACCCTCAGCCCAATGCCCTAGGTCCTGGTTGATGATGTAATAGTCATCTTGAACATCAGGATTGGCAGACAGAAAAACAAGTTTAGAACCATCAGCGAACTTGGATAGTTTCTTGCGTGTTTTCTTGCTGTTGAGTGTTGATGCACCACCCCAACTAGGGAATAGTTCCTTAGCAAAGATAGCGGTGTCACTCATACCGTTGCGAGCCGCAATCGGCAACATGCCGTTGTGTGCTACAACCGTGTTAGTGTCCTTGCCAACTTGGAATGGGTGACAGTTGTTGATGTTAGTACCGCCATGTGTTGTGATACGGGAGTGAAACAACGCAGGACCCGAATGGATTGCTCGTGTCTTGAGGAAGTTATCCAACACGGCATCAAAGTTGAGCCCGCTACCTTTCACAATGTGTGTACCAGCATGAACAGCGTAACCAAACCCGTCAGGGTTGTTCTGTGAACCAATAGCCAATGAATCTACATCCGCTGTTGTGTACTCTTGCATGAATGTTAATAAACACATATTTCTTATATGCCTTTCGTTGTGGCGTAAGCATCAAATGCTTCATAGCCGTTTTGTTTTGTGAATTGGCGGAAACGATCCCAGTCGTGACTAGCCTTGATGTTGATGTTGTACATTTGTGTGACGCTGTACTCCGCTACTGCGTGTACACCCTCTAGTCGTGCTTGGATAGTTTTGGGGTTGAGTGTGCCCTTGAAGAAACGCAACTCCAATGTGTTGCGTGGCTGTAAGTTGAGCGCAACATACCTGTCGTTGTTTGACTGTCGTGGATAACCTGAGCGTAAGCCCTTGGCGTAACGCAACATCTGTGTCGCTTCGTGGTCGTCCCATTGTGCGTATGTTGAACGGCTACGACCAGCAAGTGTTTTCCACTGGTCGGTGTTGCGATAAAACATAGACATGAAACGATACAAAGATGACTCTCTACCCTCAAAGAATCCCTTGTTGATGTGAACATGAAGCCCACAGGTTCTTGTAGTAGCAGAACGCATACCAATGTCAGACAACTCACGCAATCGTGCGAGTGGTAATACATTTTGTATGTACTCTTTAGTCATGGGGTGAGATACGACCTCAAACCCATTGCTAAGAGAACCGTCGTGCTTGAGATAACAAGACTCACCAAATATTTCTGTGGCAAGTTCTGCACCTTCACTAAGGTCACAACCATCTGCTTCCATTTCTAACTCAAAGCCAGTCACACTGATGCGTCGTGGCTCTCGCATGGTTGTAAACATCTTGATGTCCTTGGTTAGAACATCAGGGCGCATACCATGGAAGATAGGGTCAGGACGGAAACTGTAGTCGTGAATCAATCGTGAACTTTCTTGCATCTCATCTTCGCATGAACAACCAGGTCCGTTGTCAATATGATAAACATTGTCACAGTATTCGCAACTGCTGTACTGTTCGTAACACGACTCGCATCGCATCTCATCCCAGCCTATGTCCATCATGTTGTCACGCTCTACATACAACCGACAGTCTGTACAGTATGTATGCTCATCGTCACAGTCTGCACAAAAGTATTGTGCGTTACCCGTTGTTAATGCTTCGTGTATGTCTTGGCGTCGCCAGTACGAGGTGTCCTCGTCCAAACGAATTGTTAGTGCCTCTATTAAGTGTTGGTCGTGACAGATACAGCACTCTGCTATTGCTGTTGGTTGTCCTAATGGTTCTTCTGTTGTCATTGTGTACCCTCCTTGGGTGTTGTATTTTTATTTGTACATCTGGTTTCTTTACAGGTGTAAAGAAATACAGATTGTTGGTTGATAGAATATTTACAGTAGTCAAATCGTCAATGATTACTGGGGTTTGTGGTACACATTTCCATTGATGTCACACAACCTCCTGTCAAAGATGGGTGATATACGCCACGCTAAGCCGACATTGTTAGCACGCTCAAACTCAAGCAAGTCATCTTCATCAACATAAGTCAAACGCTCAGTAACAGTATTCACTGCTTGCCAATACTTAGGCTTCACACCTCCCTTGCGTGCTCTCTCAACGCAACGAGCCAAGTCGTTGTCGTACTGCTTGCGTGATGATGATTGTTGTTTCATTTATTTATCTCCTAGGTATGTGTTGTTGTATTTGCTAAGTAAGCGGTCAAACAATAAAGCATAAGCCATCTCGTCATCTTGCTGTACATCCAATGGGGTGTCAATAATCTTATGCCATGAACCCGTGTCATCATTCCATAAAGGTTTGTTGTACGGGACATTCACTGAACTATCTAGTGCGAAAGACACAACACCATCAGTGATTGTGGCTCGCACCATAAAGTAATGCTCATAATTATTAGTAGTCATTGTCGTCCTCCTCAAAAGAAAACAGTTCATAGTCTGAAAGGAAATCTCTCAAACGGATAGGTTGCTCATCTGAATAACGATCGATGTCTAGTTTGTGTAGACATTGTTCAAGGAACCACATAGTGTGGTTTCGTAGTCGCATCTTTACAGGTGTAAAGAATAGAGTGAAGCGTAAACGCCTGTTCATATTGGTAGGATACTTTCTGTTGAATGAAATATGACATGAACTGCAAGGCAGAACATAAAGTGTTGGATAAAGTGTTTCATGATTAGAGACTAGACACTATTGTGCGTAGTCAGCCTCCTCATCAAACGATTCTGTGTTTTCTTCTGGTGAGTCAATCACGGGAATGAGTAAGTCAATGAATGACTCCCATTCGGCAATGATATTCTCTTGTGTTTCTACTGGCAACATGATGTTACCCTTTCTGTTTTGTCCCCATTAGTGGAGAGTCATGCCCACGAGCCGAAACCCGTGGACACTCACTCAACTATTAGATAGTTATCGTACGACTGTCACATAACCCTCACGCAAAGACTTTATGTGTCGTTGCCAACAAGCATGAAGAACACTTTGATAAGCATCACAATCATATTTGGAATCAAACTCAATTAGAGTTTGATTACAATCAGTAACACCACAAGTAGCAGACTGTGTAAACACAACCAAACCTTGATTAGCAACACGGTCATAACCAACAACTGTTTCGTTATTTATCTTCATGACTAGCGACCTACAATCACAGTAGGCATCAACGGAAGCAAACCGTCAATCGCATCAGTAAGCATGTCAGCAAAGTCAGTATCATAAGACACTTCCTCTTCATAATCACGCCAAGTTTGTAACTCGTCAAGCAATTCACTTATTTCTTTTTTGACATCATTCCATGTCTTGTGTATTTCCGTAGACATCTCTGTCTCCTTTGTTTATCTAACTAATCGTCAGCAACACTCACAGGTGTTGTACGCCTAACGGCGTTTCATAGGGTAGATACTTTACAGGTGTAAAGAATTATGCGAACCGCATGTTCTTTGCGATGATAAGCGCTGTCTTGCGCTCAACACCATTAGCAACCAACTCTTTCACAAGGTCAGCACCTGAAATAGTGCGAACCTTGTAGTTCGTAGTGTCCTTGACAGTAGTAACTGGCTTAGCCTTTGATGCTTTGATATGACCCATAGACTTCCACTCTTTCGGACCGCCGAGAAGATTCTCAACAGCCCACGCAATCGTAGAGATTTGCTGTGCAATAGTGGACTCCTTCCAGATGTCAATGTTCTTACCACGAGCCTCACGAACAGCGAGTCGTGCATACTCGGCAACATTCTTGAAGTCTTTGCTGTCAAGGTAGATAGCGTGCCACGATTGTACTCGTGACAACTCTGCCAAGTTCACTCCTTTCACAAGTGAAACAAAGTTAGTGGTCTTGCGTGTAGTACGCTTGCCTGTTGTTGTAGTAATGGGATTCTCCTTTGAGAAGTTCTTTACAGGTGTAAAGAGTATTTGTTATGTATGTATCTGATAGCCCCACCAAGTTCCTAGACTAGATAGGTAGACAGGCGTTGTGCCTTCTACTAATAGTTTCTACGCCTAATACACGCATTCATGTGTATGTGCTAGAAGGCTCACAGATACAGGCTGACACGACCTAGGGGAGTAGGCCACCCCTGCCGCCACTTGTCATAAGGGACTCCTCTTGCGCAGGGAGCGAGCTACACGTTTTATAGGAAGGGTGGTTTTGGGCACACAGATAGGGGCCGCCTTGTTTCAATAAGGACCCTGGTTTGTATTTGCTATATGTGGTATGGTTTTTGTGGGGTTTGGATAGGCCCTAGCAGTCCCATTTACGCAGTGCTAGTGTTTTGCGTGTGGGTTTTCCGTTTGGTTTGGTTGCTGGTCCTGGCATTCCGCCCATGCGTGCGCAGAATGATTTTCTGCGTGCAGCTGATTTGGGGGATTTGGAGGCTTGTTTGGCTGAGACGGGTGGCTTTAGTGTGCCTCCTGTTTGGGCTTTGTAGGATGCTCGTCCTTTAGCGTTTAATCCGCCTGCTGGGTTTTTGCCTTCGGATCGTGTCCAGGCTGCGGTTTTGGGTGCGGCTTTCTTTTTGGCGGGTGCCTTCTTAAATGCCATGTTGTTCTCCTAGTATTTCTATAGATGTGATCCATCCAAGAGGGACGTGGTTTATGTCTCCTACACATTCAGGGTTTGGTAGTTCTGATTCAAAGATTGTACCTACTATTGTTAGGTAGCCTTCTTGGCAGTCTTTCCAATACCTGCCTAATGTGGTGGCTGTTGACTCTTTAGGTTCATAGGTTTCTGGGTTGTGCCATCCACTGTCGGGTGAGTGGGCGTCTTTCCATTTGACTTTAAGTTCTGTCCATTCTGGTAGACCTACCAGTTTGTCCAACATGTTACTTAGCCGTACGGTCGCCAATGATTGAGACGGTGGCTGTACCAGAAGTATAGGATGTCATTTGTACACGGAAACTTTTTATATGTGCTTCATGTGAAAAAATTCCGTTAATGGTAGTTGTTGCTTGCTGGTCGTAGTTGTTTGCACGACCAAGGGACTGCATACACCAAGGCAAATAGTTTGTTCCATCGATAGAACCACTAAAAGAGATGGTTCCTACCCACGTGCCAGATACTTGCATTGCAAATGTGTCTGCACCGTCAAGGTTTACATCTACTGCAGCGTTTAAAACCCCTAGTGTTCCTGTTGTTGTTGATGGTGTTATCATGGGTTTCTCCTTAGTTGGGTGTTTAAATCTGTATATGCTAAATTGGATCAGGTACGGGGCTACGCTTATGCTCGCCCCGATGTATATGCTAACGGGTTACAACCACCCTTAGGTGGTTTTCTTGTTTCCCCCCCTATAGTCCCCCCCATCGTAACCTGAGAACCATTCTCACTTTTAGGTTACGATTATGACGTATAAGGTATGAGAGAAGAACTAATTCTTACGCCTACACAGCAGCGTTATTTGGACTGGTTGTGCACGCCCCCGATGGAGCGTACACCTAATTCTAAGAATCGTATGGCTGTGGAATTGGATGTTGATGTTAAGACGCTACGGCGTTGGGAGAAGAAGCCTGCGTTCCGTGAGCAGTGGCAATCCAGGGTGGATGACATCCAGGGGTCTCCAGAGCGCACACAGGGCGTGCTGGATGTTCTGTACGCTAAAGCTATTGAGGGTGATACTAAGTCGGCTCAGCTTTACTTGCAGGCTACTAATCGTATGGCTCCGCCTACGATTGAGATGCGTACTGATCGTAAGACGTCTGAGTTGTCGGATGCCGAGTTGGATGAGTTGATTGCTGCTATGGCATCTAGGGAGAAGGAGTCTCGTACTCTTCGTGTTGTGTAATGGACTTGGAGGAGTGCGATCGCTGTGGCGAGGAGTACCCTGCGACTTGGGTTGGTTGCCCATATTGTGATAGTGGCGAGAAGCCACATTTCAAACTTGATAAGGATGACTTTTGGAATTAAATGAATTATTGCAGGAACGTGAGTGGCGTTTATGCAAAGGACCTGATGATGCGTCTGATTCGGATTTAGCTGACGCTTTTGAGCATTTCTGTTCTACGTACTGGTTCATTAGGCATCCTGAGCGTGGGCGTATCTTGTTTGAGATGCGTGAGGCACAGACAGAGACTGTTTACGCTTGGATAGCCAACCGTAACAGTATCGTGTTAAAAGCCCGCCAGATTGGGTTTTCTACTTTGGCTGCGGCTTTTGCTTTTTGGGAGGTATACTTTTGGCCTGACCGTTTTGAGGTTATGCTTAGCCGTACGGAACGTGAGGCTGCTAAGTTGCTTCAGAAATCTAAGTACGGATACAAGATGCTTCCTGATTGGATTAAACAACGGGGACCTGGTTTGGTTTCTGAGAATCAACTGAAAATGGTGTTTGCTAATGAATCTGCTATTGAGTCTCTTCCTAGTGGCAATGACCCTGCTCGTGGTGAATCCGTGTATCGTGTCTTTATTGATGAGATGGCGTTTCTTCCGAACTCTGAGGAAGCCTGGGCATCTATTGAACCTATTGCCGATGTGGGTGGTCGTATCGTATGCTTATCCACCGCTAAAGGTGAGGGCAACATATTTCATCGCCTTTGGGTTGGGTCCCAGAATGGAACGAATGATTTTAAAGGTATTTTCTTTCCGTGGTCGGCGGGCGATCGTGATGACGCATGGTACGAGGTAAAGAAGGCGCAGCTTCCTGATTGGCAGCTTGCGCAAGAATACCCTAGTGATCCTGATGAGGCTTTTGTTCGTTCTGGTCG